AGTATTTTCAGACAAATATTTCAAATTGAGTATTCAGAACATATAGTTGTTATGATTACAAATATATTTATGAAATATTACGGTAAATACTATAAGAAGTTAAATTATGATTTAAATAAAGTGATATCTAATAATAATATGCAAAACATTTATAATGTATTTAATAATTTCAACTATTTTGTATTTAATTATTTAATAATTGAGCTTTGTATTGGTAATTTAACGGATGTTATTATGGAACTTTTTGAATTACCAACATTTGTATCTATTTTGAATAGTTATCTAGATAAACCATATTATGAACAGGTTATGCATGATTCAACAGGTAATGGCTTATCTGTAAGCAACTATATTACTGAAGCAACAAGAAATAATAATTTGAATTTGATAATATTCTTTACAAATCGTATAATTTTATATAATAATAATTATAATAATTTTCGGTTGAAACAGTTGTATAAAATTATTATTAGAGAAGCAATTAGTTTTAACGAAAGCTTTGTATCCGAATATTATAATGATAATGATGATGATGATGAACTACACGGGTATTATTATTGCTTAATTTATACAGATAAAAATAATATTTTCTATGAGCAAATTATAAGATGGATTTATAATAATTATGATTTGTATGAACCAAATAAGAGTAGAATGACAATAATTAATGAATATGGATTTACTAAATTTGTGCTAAAGAAAGCATTGAAATGTTGTAGTTTTGAAGTAATTAAATGGTTAATCAATATTGGTTGTGATTATGATAATAATGATTTATTGATAGATGCAGGTTTATATGAGCGTATTGATGTGATTAATTGGATTGCAATGGAAAAACCTGATATTACTATTAATTTGCGTAGTATTCATTATTGCAATCATATTAACAAGGTACTTAACCCTGAAACATTTAAATATTTATTGGATAAATATAACTATACAATTGATATTAATTTTTGGGATGAAGTTTTCAGATTTTATGATGTTGAAAAGTATAATACTCTTCGAACTCTATATAATATGCCTAGTGATGATCTTGTTGATGACCTATAAATTATCAAGTTAAAAATACAATGTATTAATTTAATTTAAAAATATTTTTTTTTGTATATCCAGAATAATAATTAATAATAAGTTAATAAAAATAAAATGGAGGAATATAAATGTACTACGTGTCAGAAAGTATTTAAGACCGCTGCAGGATTAAAAGCCCATACTACAAATAAAAAAGTACCTTGTACTCCACCACAGTCAAAACCTACACCACCTCCGCCGACACAACCGATACCACAACCGCAAGCAAAGCAACCCCAACAATCAAAACCTCTACCACCTACAGCAACAACCGTAAAACCGCAGAAATCTAATCAAGAAGTACAAGCTAAGCAAAAGCAAATTGACGGCCAGTTGAAAGATTTACCGAAAACATTTCAAGATTTAATGGCAAAGTTATCTGCGGATGCTAATCAATCTTCATCACAAGGGAATCGTCCAGTACAGAATAAGCAACAGCAACAGCAACATCAAACCACTGGGACTGCAAAGGGTTTTGATGTTAAAAGTTTCAGTGAGGGTATGATGTCATTACAAAATCAAATGGTATCGCAACAGGGGCAACCTAAACAACAATCTTCTAATAAGCAACCAGTACCACAGCAACAGGTACCGCAGCAACAGAATCAAATTGCAAATCCGAGTGGTATAGTAAATAATAATACTAAGACATTTTTGAATGGGAAGGAGATACAACCGTTTAGGGAAGATTATAATCCGATGTTTGATTATTCAATTCCGTATGAGGAACGATATCAGCGGATGGTTGCGAAGATAGTTAATGATGTTACGACAGAAGAGAATGGTAAGTATGCAAATTTAGGTGATCCTGTAAGTTTAGGGCGTTTAACTGACCGTTTAAATAAGGCGTCTGGTACTATGTGTATGGTTAATGCAAATAATAATGGTGTTCCTATAATACCGCAAATTCCGAAGCATAGTCAGGATGAGTATATGTATGATTTGTTTTTACGTAAGGCATTTAGTGAGGCATTGGAAGATAAGCGTAAAAGGGAACGGGAACGTATGGATGAAGAAGAAAGGAGACTAAGAAAGCAAAAGATTCGTGCGGAGTATAAGGAGTCGGAGATTGTGAGGGCATTAATGTCATCTACAATTGAAGAAGAAAGAAAAATTACTGGTGATATGTTGTATAATTTGGTATGTCATCAGTTGGCTGAGTTTAAGTTGCCAGATATTCAGGAAATGGATACAAAATCGCAACAGGTTTATTTGGATAAGAAGGTATTGTTTATGAAACGTAAGTATTTTTATGTAAATAATGTGCAAGATGTTGTTAATAAGATTTTGTTATATGAATTGGAATATGAATTAAAGAATACAAAACCAGGTACTTTAAAGTATGAGGAAATAAAGGGTAAATATGAAAAAGAAAAGGCTATATTTGAAAATATAATGGAAAATGATAATAAATTAGAGGATGTTGTAAGGGAGAGAATGTATAAGAGATTGTTTGATAATTTGTTAAAGATGTTGGTGGATAGTGTTAATAGTAATTCACCGGATGATCATAATGAGTTGTTGATGTATGTTTCTAGAATAAGAAGTGATGTGGAATTTTATCTATTTGATAGACGTAGATCAATAGATGAAATATTAAGAATGTTAATGAGTTATGATAATGAAAAATATAAGCAAATACAAGTTATAATATTTAGTAATTTGCATATGAGTGATAATATAAGTACCACAATGGGAATATTAGATCATGAGAATAATCATTATGCTAAGTTGGAAAAAGAAAATAAATCATTGGAACATGAGTTTCCAAAATTTAGTAAAATATAAAAATAGCAAAAATTGAAAAATAAACAAAAATTGAAAAATAAAATCACTATAATATTTATTGTGTGTGTATTAGTGTCTCTTCGGGGATGCTTAGACTGTTATAGTGTTCATGTAGCCTTCGGGTTGCTGGATAAGCAGTTATTACGCATAATCAACAATAGCTTTGGATAGTACCTAAAACCGTTTACTTTGGATAATATCCTAACACCGTAAACTTTGGTAATCTTTCCTAAAACCGCTATTTGTTGATCATAATTTGAATTCCACCCTGGCTAGAGAATGCTAGGTTTATTTTTTTTTAGTATTTTTTAATTAAATAATACACATATATACATATTTGTATTTATTCTAGGCTTTGTGCGATGTCGTGTATTTCAGAAATAATATAATCAGGTAATGTGGGTGGTGATTTGATAAGGTTGTATTTGAAGGCAAGACATTTAAAATACCAATCGATTATGTTGTTGCAATATTCTAGTGAATCATAGTTTTGTTTTTCCATAATTTTTGTAAATATAATTTGGATATCAGTTTCCATTTTAGTTAGATATGTAGTTCCTAGGTTGTTGTGTTTGATTTTCATAGTAGCAATATAATTATTTAGTATATTTTCTAGTTTGTGATTAGTCCGACGATAGTTTCTACCGGTGGTAGTTAATATGTTAAGTTTAGCAAGTACTTTGGTGGTAAAATCGCTAGACATATTCTGGAAGATAATAATAATAATAATTATGTAAAATAAAATTTCAATTTTTTATATAATTTATTTTATATAATTTAGTTTATTAATAAAATATTAATTTAATATAGAATTAATAAACTAAAAATGGATAAAGTATATTTAGAGTTAAGAAAAAGTTTCAAACCTTGGTCTAATAGTGAAAGAACAAAATTAATTAAGGATTTAGATAATTATTATAAAGAGAGTTTGAGATTAAGAAAAATAATTAAAATTGAGATAATAAATAATAAATTGTATTATGAAAATAAACATTTAGAGGATGTGTATAATAATCTTTTTTTAAATAGGTCAGAAAGTATTATTAAATTATTTATATTAGCACTTACTAAAATAAATAAAAAACGTATTAAATTACGAAATTTTGTATTCTATTTTACGATAAATGATTATACAATATCAAAAACATTGCCCATATTTTCATTCGCAAAACCAATAAATACAGTTGGAATATTAATACCTGATTGGACATTTATTAATTTATATAATAATACAATTAAAAACGATTGGGATGATGTTAAAGATGGGCTTAATGATATTAAAATAAAAGATAAAAATGATGTTATTTTTTTTCAGGGTGCAAATACATCAAAAATAATACGTGATGTTCGTGAATATAAAAGTGATATTAGAGAAAATATAAAATTATTATCAGAAAAGAATAATAAGTTTATTGTTAAAATAGACGAACCACCTACCCCTATTACTGATTGGATAAAATATAAATATTTATTAGATTTGCCTGGCGCGTATCCTTGGTCAGTTAGATTAAAAGAATTATTAATGATGAAATCATTAGTAATTAAAGTAGATGTTGAAAAGCCGTGGGTTAATTTTTATTCTTCATTATTAAAACAGAATGTTGATTATATTCAAATAAAATATAATTATGAAGATGAACCAAAAAAAATAGCAAATAATGTTTATAGAAAAATACTGCAAACTTATAAGTATATGGAACATCATCCATATAAAATGAATAAAATGATTAATAGTGCATATAGAAATATAAATAAATTAACAATGGATAGTGTTATTGATTATCTAGTTTTAGTATTACAATTAACTGAAGAATTATTGTACGATGATGATAATACAACACAAAATACTATAAAAAATACTATAAAAAGTACCAAATCACATAGCAAATTAAAATTACATAGTAAAACTAAAAAAAATATATAATAAAATAAACAATCTTGTTAAATTATTTTATTTGTTATATATTGATTATTTTCATCCCAGTAAGAAATGTTATCACCATTTGTAATGAACATTGAAAAATTAGGTAAACATGTTTTATTTTGTGTTAATGTATCATAATAATAATGCATTGATAATTTACTTAAATATGGACTAATATATCTTTTTAATATAGTTTTATTTATATCTACATTATTAATATTTGTAAATTCTACGTCGGAAGGTTTAGCAAAACTACAAGGTCCCCATTTTTTAAAATATGGATTAAGTATATTTGTACCAAAAAACTCACAAAAAATTGGAGTTATATATAAACCCATATTTATATCATATGTTTTAGACACGAGATAATCAAGTTCTGGTATATATTGTTCCATATTTTCTGTTGGTATTATAATAATATCAAAATCACTTTCATCGTATGAAAACATACTATTTTTTGTTGGATTTGCCGAATAGAATAGGGTAGATGAACCATATATTTTTATAATAAAATTTTTAATTTTAGTACTTATAATTTTTGCAAAATCTGTCATAAATTCTTTATATATTGATTGTGAACTAAATCCTAATGGTTTTATGCTTCTTATCATGTCATTAAAATCATTATAAGATACTTGTGATATTAATAAGTCTTTTTTAAGTTGTTCAATATTACGATATTTTTTAAATATTTCTGCAAATTTAATAATTCTTTCTGGAGAATGCCATAATATTTCTTTGTATAATAAATAAGTAATTAATGTATCATCATAATTTTTATTTAATTCTAAATGGCATTTTGGTATATATAATTCATTAGAAATAATATATTTATTTTTATAATTTAGTTTATGTTCCAGATTAAAATTTAATATTGATGTTAAATATTTTTTATCAATGAATTGGTTTTTATTATTTTTAATAAATTTTTTTAGTTTGTCTATATAATTATTAACTGTAAGTATATGATAATTATTACTAAATAATATTTTAGCTATTTCTAATTTTTTTGTATTTATAACATAATAAATATTATAATAAGATTTATTATTTATATTTACTATTGATACATTATATCCCCATCTATCATTTGATGATTCTTTTATAAATGTTTCTAATGTCTGATTTATTTCTAGAAGATGATAAATAAAATTATTAAGATATAAAAGACTATTAAATGAATTATATTTTGTATATTTTGTATTAAATTTAACACTAATCGGAAAATTTATAGGAAATGTTATATATTTCTCAATTATTGATTTATATTCCCATTCAGTAAAACGCATTAGACAATATAATAAAAAATGTACTATCTGATATTTACCATTATCTAGAATATTATTATATTTTTTAGATATTATCCAATAAAATTCTTTATTATTTTGTAAATCTATTTTATTAACATTTATATTTTTAAATATATCATTTGCTAAAGAAAATACTATAAATTGTTTCTTTGTTTTATAACTATTACTTTTTTTATATTTTTGTGTAGGCATTTATATTATTACTTATTATTAAAAAAGAAAATAATTAAAAATAAAAAAAACCAGCCACATGCTGGAAAAGGCTTTCTAGGATACTCACCTTTTTGGTGGAATTTTGAACTGTTTAATCTACAGCTCACTAAAGATCTCGTGTTGGGGTATAACCCCTTCACCTAAACACCAATTGACGAATACACCTACAACGCTCCCTCAACCGCACACGCGATATCATCGAAAGCAAAGCAAGAACCGGCAACCAATACTTAGTCCAATTTTTTGAGTAGTTTATGGAAAGACTACGTAAACACACATCCATCGTTAGACCCTAAGGCCATTGTCCAGGACATACATTTACTCCGCAGGGAAAGCTGGGACGACGCGGATATCCGCCCCAACTACACGATTCGAAGAATCTACCTCACACAGAAGCAGACGCAAGCAGACCACGTGTGTCTCTAGCTCGCTTGCAAACACGCCCCGAAGGGCGTGCTCACTGGCGGAAAAGCCCGAAAGCCGCAAGGGTGGCCTCTGCTTGTTGCAGTTGAAACAGCAATGCATCGACCTCGCGGTTCGCCGACGCAGCGCAGTTGCGCGCCTCGTCAGCGCCACGCGCAGCAGCTTCAGCGACACGCGCAGCAGCTTGCGCCGCAGCCAACGCAACCTTCAGCTTCTCAACCTCCGCCTTCAGCTTCTCAGCCTCCGCCGCAGCCGCCTCCGCCGCAGCCGCCTCCGCCGCAGCCTTGGCAGTCTTCTCAGCCTCACGCTTTGCAGCGTTGCTCACATACGTGTTCGGCGCCTGATGATAAGCGCTTGGCACGACGTTGAGAGCGTCGAAGACTGCCGAAGCATCCACCTTGGTACCGTCCAGCGTAAGCAGGAGCTGGCCACGATGAAGGCGGTGGGGGCAGATGATGTCGTCAGGTGCGCCAACGAAGTATGTGGCGCACGCCTCAGAGGTGCCGCACGGACAGAGACCCTTGGGAGTACCAAAGTCTGTGCCCATGTTGCGATGCGCCGTGATGTAGTCCTCGAGGGAATGAATGCCGAGGCACCCACCCTTCAAAAACGGGCACGACGCACCGTTGCAATGCACCCGTCCCGGTCCCCGCTGGCCACTGCCAGTGTGGTGGGCTGCGGGCCCACCTGCGTTCTCACCCCGGGGACGGGGATGAGGACGGTCGCTGTTGTTGCGACGATCGCGACCCACTTGAGGCACGCGCACCGATTGTTCCTGAGCTGCAGGAGTACCCGATGAGGTGGCATCAATAGACGGTTGCCCGCCCATAAATTCCTCCTCCTCATCAACCCAGCGACGCGGAACGTTCTCGTTGTTCGAAGCCATAGCTTGGAAGTGTACCTTTTTTGGCGCTAAAGGTAATAAGCTACTTTTTATAAGTTCATAAATAATTATCAATTTTTGTTAAAAAAACTGTTTTTTCTATTTTTATTTAATTTTCCTCGTAATATACAGGTTCGTGCAACAAGAATGCAACAACATGAAATCATCACATAAAAAGAATATTATTGATTACAGGCGTTTGCATATTGTATTTGTGTATAATTTAGTTGACTTTATTTCTTCATCTTCATTATTATCTTCATCTTCATAATGGTCATAATATAAGTTATATACATCTATACCATAATATTCATCATGATCGATATATTTATTATCTATAATAGCTTCATCAAGCATCAAATAAGTATTGTTTTTCGATACAGCATAAGGATATGGTACATCATTATTACCTATAGGAGAATAATACTCAGTAATAACATTATCTTTACCTTTATCAACAGTAAATGAATATATTTCCATACCAATATAGATATATTTACATTTACCTACATAAATTAAAATTGTATTACCTTCTTCATCTTCTTCATCCTCATATGATTCACCAATAAATATTTTTTTATATTTTGTTTCTAGAATAAGTTCCTTGTAGTCTTCTTCTCCTTTATATACATATGCATGAAGCTCCTCTTTTTTCACAACAACCTTAAATGGACGATCACCATTATCATGAATATAATAAGTCTTATCCATTTTTAATTTTATATAGGATAAATAGGATAAATATTTCAATTTTCTATATAAATAAAAATTAAAAAAACATTTTTTAAACAAAAAAATTAATAATTATTAAACTTGAAATGATATTTGTATGCCTTTAGCAGTAATTTTATTTAATGTATATTGAATATATTTTCGAATGATTCTTTTTTTAATCATAGCAATTTCAAGGCTATCATCTAGTTCAGTTTTGTTATTCATAATATACTTAATATACTCAGTACAACGAATTTCATAAAGATATTCAAGATATTCATCATATTCATTATCAGAATTAGCATCATCATTATCATTATCTATGTCTTCGATAGAACGTTTGTTATTTTTGTATAGAAGTTTGTAAAATGTATGTTTGTATTTTGAAAATTCTGGATTAGTATCAATAATTTCTTTCATATATTTTGCAGTAAAGAATATTCCATCAGTCATAGAATTTAAATAGAAATATATTTCAGTTAATGACGGTGGAAGAGTTTCAACATCAATTAAATAAATACATCGCAATTGTATTTCAATATATTGTAGATTAGTTAATGATGGTAGAATAGTATTATACAACATAGTTGAGTTTTCTTCGATATGTAATTTAGTTAAATATTTAGGGAATTTTATAAATTTTTGTTCGTCATCAGTAATTTGTATATCCATAGTATGTATTGTATCAGGTAGTAATTCTATTTGTGCTGGACAAATATCAGACCCGTGTAGACTAAAGTATTCCAATCCATTATGGAAAATAATGGGTTCTAGATTTTGTTCTAGTTCGTATTCAATATCTACTAATAGGAAAAAGCTTTTCATATTGTATGGTACATTGCGTATTTGTTGTAAAGAATGTACGTGTGATGCAAATACGATTATATTAGGTGGAATATCGATAATATGTTGGTGATTATTATATTTGGACAATACTAATATAAGTAAACTTGGAGGGAATGAGTGTATGGGATGTTTAAGTTTATTTTCGATACATAATACTTTTATATTGTTAGGTAGATTTTCAATAGGAAAGATATATTCATTGTACACGTACATATGAAATAGGATTATATGGTTAGGTAAATTATGTATTGAGTGATTGTATTGTTTGCCAGATATTTTAATATGTGTAATATGTTTAGGAATATTTTCAATAGGTAGTTGATAATTATTAAATTCAATCATATGAAAATGTTCTAATTCTGAGGTTAATTCTTGTGTAATTATTGTATTGCCAGTAATTAAGAACCATTTTCCTGTGTTTTTATTTTCTGGTTTGCCCCCTGGAATAGATTCATAGAAATTAATATGATTAAAATATTTGAGGTTTTTTTCAATTTCATAATAATGGAAATTTTCAAAATGAATTTCTGTAGAGAATTCCTTGTTAGGAATAACTATGTTATCCATATCCGCTAATAGTATAATGTAGTTTATTAATTTAGTTTCAATTTTTTGTGTTTAATTATTTTTTTTGCCATTAGTGTATCTAGAATGTAATAAGGTTTAGTTATTAAAGTGTAGTATTATAATATTTCTTTCTAACAATATAATATTTTATAACTTCCTAAAAAAATATTATATTGCTAGAAATATTCTTATGTTATTCTCTAAAATCACATACTAACTCATTATAATCATTATTTATACTTTTTTCAACTGATATTGAATCACGTGCCCATGTCCCACATAATTCAATATTATTTCCGTAATAATCACCACCACCTTGACCATTTCCTTCAGATACTAGTAATGGTAATGGATGAATTATATAATAGTTATTTTGTAAGCAACGTTCTTTATCTACATATAATTTTTTTGAATGATTTACAATATAACGATAATTAGATGTATCTTGTGATTCTGGACATTGTATCATTTCATTATAATTATTATGTGCTATCATATATAAGTTATTTTCAGTTCCATCAGTTTCTGAATTTGCATAATCTCCAGCCCAAACAATACGAGACATATGAAATATTCCTTCTGGGCTTATTAAATGTTCAAATGCTTCAATAAAACTATTTCCAATATAGGAATGTTCCATTAATTTTGCACCATTATTATAGTTATGTGGTTGCATCCACAAACGAATTATATTACCTGTATTAGATAAAATAATTGCAATATAATATTGACCCATTTTACAAATATGCTTTAATTATATAATATTTATAATTTCAATTTTCTATTTTGTTATATTGTGCAAAAAAGCTAAAAAATTATAATAACTGTGTGTGTATTATTCAAATTCGTTTAGGTTAGCGATATCATTATCATGAATATATGTTGAATATACAGAAGGCATTAGTGCGATAAATGTGTCTTCGGTAATTGATGTGTCGTCTGTGTCGTGTATTTGTGTATATGTGTGAGACATTAGTGTAAGTGCTTGTTGTATTGATAATGTGCGTATATCTAAGTCTAGCATATCTCGTACTGTTATCCTTTAACCGACGGATAGGTGTTATAACACCTATCAGTCTTAACTTATTTTTGGCCTATCCTTTTGGAGAACACACTCAAAAACGAACTTGTGAGTTTTTAGTGTGGTCGGTAAAAGGATATTAGGCATATTAAATATTAATTCTTTTTCTTTTTGAATTCTGTTGTTCCAATATTTATAATAAAATGTGTTTTCATAATAATTTAATAAAAAATCATTGTATACAACATCGTCAACTAAATTAGTATTTTCTAATGGGTTTCCTAATTTTGAAATAATAAAACGCAATGATATTTTTGATTTGCATTCAAGGTCGTGTATGTTTTCGATATATTTTACATAATCTAAATATTTAGTACAATATTCTAGGGCGGCAGTTTTGTAATCAGCGTTTGTATTTAGCATAGTTATTTGTGTGTGTATTCTCATAGCGATATCTTGTCCGTTTTTATTTGATGATTTTGTAAATAAATTACGTATTTGGTTATCTATATTAATGTCTGTTGGTTTAATTTTATGAATTTCTTGTATTAATTCAAATATTTGTACTTTTTCTTGAATCTGTAGCATGTTTACGCATTCTGCATACATACCGTAAATTAATTGAATATATTTATCTTGTAATTTCCTAATCATTTCGTTATTTTGGCATATTTCTACTGTATAATTTTGTGATAAATATGATATATTTTTTTTATTACTGTTGCGAAAAAAGAAATTAGCGTTAGCATTATTTTCAAAAGTCATTTTAAATACTTTATCAACTCCATCTTTACCTAATAATAAGTATTTTTTAATATCCTCTGGTGGAATATTTTTTGGTAAAATTTCATATCCTGATGGTACAATTAAACGATTATCAATGTAATTATTAATAACATTATTACTGTTATTATTACTGTTGCTAGTGTTGTTGACACTAATATTAGAACCATTAATATTTTGTAAAATGTTATCATTTCCAGTAATGGCGTTATTACCATTATGCTCTTGTATTATTGTAGTATGTGCTTTACCGCATTGAGATGTTTTAGTATGTTTAATTAATGATGATTTGCTAGAAAATATTTTCCAACAATGTAAGCATGTATTACAATTGCTATCATTATCTGTATTATGTTTGTTTTTGTTAATATCTATAAAATATTTAGTAATATTTTCGTTTGTCATTTTACAATGCGAATTACGTATAAAATGTTTCTTTAATTGATGTGGTAATTTGCATGTATATTCGCATGTTGGACAACTTGTGTCATTATTTTTACTAGTAAATGACATATCTAATTTATTATAAGTTTATATTTAATTTTTATGTTAGAAATAAAATATAAAAATTTATCTGTAATATTATTTTAATAATCTTCTCTCTCCCCCCTCCAGGACAGTTTGGATCAATGCGCTTGTTATGACATGTTTTGCGCAGAGCCGTTTTGGATCAGTGAGTACAGTTTGGATCATATCCCTGTAATTTAATGTTTTTAGGCGCGGGCGTTTTGGATCAGTGAGGTCAGTTTGGATCAGTGATAGTGTTATGCACTCAATTATTTATACTCCGCGCGCGAGCTCTTAATAAATTATGAAAAAGGATATTTAATATTATAGGTGGTAGTAAAATATTTAAGAGTGTCTAGAATGATAGTATGTAGTTTTAATATTTTTTAGAAAGTTGTAATGTTATTCTGGTAGATGTATAATTTTAAGATGGTAGTAAAATATTTAAGAGTGTCTAGAATGATAAGATGTAGTTTTAATAAATGTGTTATTAGTGTAGTGTGGGGGTCTAAGCCCCCATGACCCCCTTATTGGTTTGCAACCAAACCGCGTGGCTAGCTAAAGCTAGCATTTTAGGATATGTTAATCTGGCAGATGTATAATTTTAAGATGGTAGTAAAATATTTAAGAGTGTCTAGAATGATAAGATGTAGTTTTAATAAATGTGTTATTAGTGTAGTAATAAGTTTAATTCTAGAATATGTAAGTTTATAATATGTAAGTAAATATTTTTAAGATTGTCTAGAATGATAGGATGTAGTTTTTATAGTTTTATAAAGTTGTAATGTTATTCTGGTAGATGTATAATTTTAGTATGTTATGTAATTTTTAAGGTTGTCTAGTGGGGGTCTAAGCCCCCATGACCCCTTATTGGTTTGCAACCAAACCGCGTGGCTAGCTAAAGCTAGCATTTTAGGATATGTTATTCTGGGAGATGTATAATTTTAAGATGCTAATAAATATTTATTAGTATGTCTAGAATGATAGTATGTAGTTTTAATATTTTTTAGAAAGTTGTAATGTTATTCTGGTAGATGTATAATTTTAAGATGGTAGTAAAATATTTAAGATTGTCTAGAATAGTATATAGTGGTAGCTGGATAGTTTGACTCGTGCTAGGTCGTGGCTAACAAGCCACTCCAAGGCGGGACTAACAAGTCCCTTGCGCTTCGCGTGGTGTAGTCGAATGTGTTAGCAGTGTAGTTTATTTGCTATATGCTATATATATGTTGTTTACTGGGTGATTGAATGTTTAATACTAGTGCTATGGATGTTTTAATGGTGTAATGCTCGCTCCCTACGGTAGCTCGCGCTGTGTAGGTAGAATAGTTTCTAGTAGTGTATGAAGTATAAATATGTAGTAAAAAAGTTAATATATGCTATAGTAAAAGTATAAGGAATGTGTGGGCGCGCGACTGGTGTCGCTTGCATGCGCGAGTCCGCCCGAAAAAATTAAAACGACACTCATAAAAATGAATGATAATATGATAAAAACAGGCGTGTTGTTAGTTGTTTTAGGATATAGAAAAAGTTAATGTTTTTTGTTTATTTTTTCCCGATTTTATAGTATTTTTGAAAAATTTTGTATAGGTTTTAGTGTAATGAGATGGATGTTTTAGTATAAGCGATGCCATTAGTAGTAGCAAATCTAATAGTGTAGGAACCACGGTAATGAGTTAAGGTAAAAACGTTAAAATGATATGACTGTAAATGTGTTAGCAGTGTAGTGAATGAGTAGAAGATTTGCCTATTAATATAGTGAGATAATAAATTAGGTATTTTAGACGCACAAATCTTGTTTCTCACCCCTTTTAAGTGTTTATCAACCCCTTTTAAATGTATTTATTTTTCTCGATAGGTAGTTGTGTTTTGGAATTTCAGGATTTTTATTTATTTTTCAGGATTTTAGATTTTTTTATTTATTTTTTCGAGAATTTGAAGAATTTGTGAGATGTTGTATTGAGATTTTATCGTTGGAAGTCTGGTTGATTGACCATGATAGGGTGTCTGCATACCCGGCATCAGGAAGGTTTTTGGTTGTATGGAAATGACCGTCGGAAGTATGCATGAAATCGCGTTTTTAGGTTTTATGATATTTGTAG